AGAACCTTGGCTGCTTCCTCGTGATGCTTACCAGGTTATGATTAATGCCCATCTTTATCGTGGTGTTATTGAGAAGATCGAAGGCTACCGGCTTTTTGCTGACATGAGTAATAGGAATATAATGAGCTTAGGTGTGCCTGACGGAGGTACTAAGACATTTACCGGCACGCTATCACCTTTGCCGATTACTACTAATTTCTTTGCTTATGGAACAATTGTTGTAGGTGCCTCGGCAGAAACTTTCTCTTATTTATCAGATGCTTCGGCTACGGTGATTAATTTAATAGGATCTGCCGGCGGCTCAGGAACTGTCAATATCGCTACGGGATCTTATTCGATTACATTTAACACGGCACCTCCAGCGAATACATATAGCTCTATCTTTATTATATGGGATAGTGCAGTGCCGGGAACCAGTGGGGGGCTTGGACCTTATGCTATCATGGGTATCAAGCAGTACTATGCACAAAACAGTTCCCAGCAGGTCATGATATTCGATCAAAAGCGTGTGGGTATTATTGTTCCTTTAGCAGGTATATTAGCAATGCAAGCCGGAGCAATAAACGGAGTAAGCGAAATACCACATGACTACTACCAATCAGCAGTTTTTACAGGCGATGGTGCTACAGTAACTTTTACAGGAACGTTAACAGCGCATCCTTTTGTCCCAGGAACTGTTGTAATAAGCGAATACACGTCTGCTGGAGGTTTCGTTGAATCTTTTACAGATGATGGTGTTGGCGGCTTCAATGTGCCTGGTTTTGTTACAGGAAGCATAAACTATGTCACAGGTGCTTATACAGTAACATTCAATACAGCTCCAGCAGCAGGGGATGTCTTCGATGTCACTGTTGGAATATACGGAGACTTATTTCATGGAAGCATAACCAATTTCTTTTCATTAACTAACTTTCAATTTAAAGCTTTTTTTACCAACAATGTAGATCCTATTTTCTACTATGATGGCATCTCGATACATTATCTTAACACAAACCTTACAACAAAGTTAGTTAGGTCTGCTGCTGGCATCCCTTTAAATTTTGACATTACGCGGTGTCTGCATGTTTTCGCTTATCGTGACAGGCTTCTTCTTATGAATGTTACCTTAGCCGTTGGTGGTCAGCAGCCTAATACTATCTATTGGTCAGTTATTTTGCAGCCTCTGAATTTTGTAAATGGTGGCTTTCGGCAAGCTCCAACTAGTGAATCTATACGAACTTTTGGTTACATAAACACCGACTTGATTGTCAGGTTTGCAGCGTCAGAGAGAGTTTTCCGTTACACTGCCGACGAGAATGATCCTTTCAGGTGGGATTCAACAAATAACGTATGGGCTTGCGACTCTGACTTTGGCGAGATTAACTATGATACTTGGTTCTCGACAGTTGGCAAGCCGGCATTGGTCAAGTCAGATGGAGTAAATGCAGCAAGGGCCGATGAGATTATTCCAGACTTTACAGATCCTACTCGGCTTTCTCAGCAGGTTCCTATGCCGTTCTTAAACCAGACAAGCATACAACAGTGCTATGGAGAGAGGTTCGATGACCTAAAAGAAGGCTGGCTTTGCTACAATAGCGTGCCGGACTATGAATTAACAAACACTGCATCTGATAATGTTCTTGCCTTTAACTATCTCGATAGTACCTATGCTGTATATTCGTTTCCTCTTAGCTGCTTAGGCTTTGGTGAGGTTATAAATGTTCCAGTCTGGAGCACGACATTTACGAGATGGGAGGATATGCTCGATACATGGGGATCTTACCAGCTTCAACAGGATGCATTATTAGACCTTGGCGGCGATCAATATGATAGGGTATTTGAGCTAAACATAGATAATTTGCAGACCAACATTGCTGGCGCATATGTTCCTGTTTTGATGAATGTAATCACTAAAAACTTCAATCCCTTTATAGAAACAGGTCAATTTGCTCGGCTTGGCTATATTGATTTGTTTGTTTCGGCTAATCAGACTTCTACCTTGAAAGTTCAGTTCTATATTAACGACCAATTATACATCGATGGAGCTGGTAATCCTCAAGGGTTCTATCAAGAGAATACCCTGCAATTCAACACAAAAGATGCGATGAGTCCGACAACCAATCAAACAAAAGTATGGAAACGAATCTATGTCGGCGCAATAGGTAAGGAGCATACCATAAGGTTCTATCAGAATTATACTATGGAAGACGACGTGAATCAGCCGATATATATTCATGCTATGGTGCTCTACTTTAAGCCGGCAGGAAGGATATTTAACTAATGAAAGTGCAACCGAATTTTAGTTGGCAGAAATACGAAGGAAAGAGCGAAGACCAGAAGGAGCAATTTCAATATCAGCTTCAGCAAGAGCATATTGTAGTAGCAAATGCAATAAACGCAACCATTGATGACGAGAGCTTTTTCTTAAAGGAACGGCAGACAAGTTTTGCATGGGTTGACGGTAAATTCATTTATACAAAGACAATTACTGGCGTGTTAGTAGGAACTGCTGTAACGCCTTATTTACATGGCATAACAGGAATAAATAAGATCGTTAACATAATAGCTACGGCGCAGAATGCTATACCGCTTACTACCGTGGGATTTACGCTGCCTTTTGTAGACCCTGTAACACCGGCAAATAATGTAGGAATATATGTAAATACGACTCAAGTGGTTATTACGACAGGAAACGGCGCATTCAACGGATATCCATTTTACGTAACGATAGAATATACAAAAGTATAGAGAGGAAACATGCCTAAAGGGTTTTTAACAGGAACGAAAGGAAAGCTTAAAAGTGCCTCCTTGCTGACACCTGATCAAGAAGAGTTGCTGTCGCTTATCAAGGAAGGCATCACAACTGGAGAGGGTCCGCTGAAAGACATCTTCGGTAGCTTTAATGCTGAGGAGTTTGAGAAAGGCGTCTCGCAGCCGGCACTGAAGAATTTCCAAGAGAAGATACTTCCGGGGATTCTGGAGAAGTTTGCTGGTCAAGGCTTTGGCTCTGCAAACATAAACGCAGCAACAAAAGCCGGCAGTGATTTGCAATCTAGCTTAGCGCAGTTGTTGTATCAAGCGCAGCAGCAGCAGAAGCAGAACAAGATCGCTGGCGTTAACACTGCTGTCGGCCGGCAATCTGTGGAGAACATTTACAAGCCGGGAACTGAAGGCCTATTACAAGGCGTGGCGAAAGGCTTTGCTCAAGGTGCCGGAAACGCAGCAGGTGCAGCAATAGCGGGGTAAAACATGGTGCAAATTCTACCGAAAGAACATGACTGGTCCGAAGTGGGTCAACTATTTGGTCAAGGTGCGACGCAAGGATACCAGAACAGAGCAGACGAGATGGCCCTGCAGAAGGTGATTGGAGATCTAGGAGAGAACCCTTCCCCAAGGCAAATACTCGATGCTATTACCGGCGCAAAGACTTATAACCCGGCAGCGAAGCAGAACTTGTTCAAAAATTATTTAGGCGCAGCAGAATTCGAAGAGATACAAAGACGTGCTAAAGCTTCTGAGATTGGTAAAGAACAAGAAAAACAAGAAAAAAGAGAAGAATTTGAAGAAAGAAAAAGGGCTAGTTCAGTAGCTGAAAAACAAACAGATCGAGCTTTAGATATCCAGGAAAACAAAGCAAATAAAGTTCAAAAAGAGATTCATTCGGAACAGCAACTTAATGCAGGCCTTCAAACTGTCAAAGAAATGCGAGATATTGGAAAGAAAAACAATCTGGGCATAGGTACGGGAATTAGGCAGGTTTTTAGTTCAGAAGCAGCTAAAGATGCAGCTCAATATGAACAACTTGGAAAATCATTGATCCCTCTTGCTTCCACTATAACTATTCGAAACAGACAGGAATTTGAAACTCTTGCTCATAAATTATTTGATCCTAGCATTAGAGATTCAGCTAGATCAGGTATTTTGGATGCGATGGAAAATATCATTCTTAGGGAGTTAGGTAATAAAGGAGAAAGGATTGCTGAAGAAACCGGACAATCTAAAAAAATCCCCGAAGGCAAGATTCGAGTCCGAGATAAAAAGACAGGTAAGACAGGCACAGTAACCCCTTTTGAGGGAATGGATGCTAAATATGACAGAATCTAAGGATGACTTTGTAGAAGATGATTTTCAACCAGATACAGATGATTTTGTTGCTGATGACTTTGTAGAAGACAATGAAGCTAAACCAGAAAGAACTATTGCCGAAAAAGGTGCTAGAATAGGTACTCAATATGGCTTAGGTGTATTAGAAGGAACTCCAAGTGCTATTGCTTATGATGTCGCCGTTGCACCTCTTGCTAGCAAAGAAGCTCAAACGGTTAATTACAGAGAAAATTTATTCCAGGACATTGAAAGACTTCAGGAACAAAAACAAACTGGTGTGTGGGATGAGAAAGATCAGGAGCTGTATGACAATCTAATCGAGCAAGCTAAGGATGTAAGCAAGTCAGAACCATTCGTAAACACCGCCGATTTAAGCATTAGAGGCCTCGCAGAGAAGGTAACAGGAATAGACCTGCATCCAGAGGGCGTGGCAGAGAAAGCAGCTAACTGGGCCGGTTTTATAAAGAACCCAAAGAACTTAAAAAACCTTAAAGAAATAGGCACTAATCCTAAAGAGATATCAAAGGCAATATTACCATATCCTACTGATGTATTTAGGGGAATTGGCGCAGGTACAGCAATGCAAATGGCAGAAGATGGTCAATGGGGGCCAATTGGTCATCTTGGGGCGGCAATTGTCGGAGATATAGTTGGACATGGCCCTAAAGCATCCTTATATGTTGCAAAGAATCCAAAAAAAGTTGCGGCTGAAACAGTTAACTTACTCACTCTAAACAATACAAAAAGACAAGCCGCGCAACAATTAATAGAAGACTTTAATAAAAGTGGATTACAAGTAGATGCCGGAACATTAACAGGTTCTCCTTTAGTTCAAATGATGCAGGCTAGGCTATCTCAATCAGGTTTAACAGGATCAGCATTAGATAATTTTAGAAAAGAACTATCGGCACAGATAACTAATGAATACAATAATATATTAGGTGATTTAGCTGAACTTACTTTCGAAAATAATCATCAAGCTTCCGAAGCTATAAAAAACGCATTAAAAGTCGAAGAGGTAAATCTAGGAAATCAAATTGGTTCTTT